GCCATCGACGCTACTGCGCAATAGAAGTTGTGCGTCAACGGAAAATGAAAGCGACCACGACACTTCAAAATCCGTGTAGCCAGAGGGAATCGTGAAATCAATCGCGCTGACTGCTCCAACCGTTTGGCGCGACACAAACTCAACAGCGGAAGCGATGCTTGACAACTGAAACTGCGTCCCGTCATACGTCACGGTCACAATAACCGATGCGGGGATGTCTCCGGCAGCAAGCGCGGTCGCGCCGTTCTTGGTGATTGACTTTACCCCCAGGCCGTTGACGTTCAGCGTCACCGCCCCGGTGTTCGCCCCGGCAGACGTGAATCGGAACGTCTGGCCGGCAGCATAGGCAGCAGGCGCAATGCTTGCGGAGGCTGTGATAGTGTTTGTGCCAGAGACGCTGGTCAGGTACTGGAGGGACGAGTTCTGTTCTTGATCCGCTCGCAGGTAGTCAGTAGTCGCAGAGGCGACGGCCACGTTGGTATGCTTGAATCCGCCCATCGGCAGGTTTGCCGAAGGAGTCGTCGTAGTATCTGGCTTGGTAGCAATCGCCGTAGCAATAGCGTTGAACTCGGCATCAATCTCGGTGCCGCGAACAATCTTGAGCGGATTTCCAGAAGGAAGCGCGTCCTTGGTAGCAAAGTTTGTAGCCTTGGTGTAGTTACTCACGTTACGCTCCCGTCTTTGTACTGAATCTCAATTTTCTGAATCGAGATGGGCGCTCCATTAATATTCGTTTCGTAACCTGTCTGTACGATCTTGCCAGCGCCACTGGCCGAAATAGCAAGATTCTGCAATGCTACACCAATTGAATATTGAGCAATCCCATACTCACCAATTCCATACTCGCTGATTCCTTGAACCGGAATCGAGATGTTCTGCGAGACATAGTTGGCTTCAAAGTCAAAGCCCCACTTGAACGTAAAAACTTGGTTAGAGCCGCCGACCACCACCGCAGTGATTCGCTTCAGAATGCTGGTCTGATTGATTGCGCCCAAGTCTGCGTGGTTGGTGTAGTACAGCATGCGGTAAACCGCGCCGTTATCTTGATAGCCAGTGTATCTACCAACATATCCGGTCTTGCCAATCAGCAAGTCGCCGTTGCGCCTGGATAGCAAAGCCGTAGGTTCAATCGAGTCCCAAACCGTAGCCCGCGCCGCGCCATTGGGAAGCATGGCCTTGTAGTCAAAGCAGAACACCTGCTTGACTATTGGCGCAGTCAGAAGATAGAAGCCTTCCTTTTCGGAGTAGACAGACTTGAGCGTTGCAAGGTCTTCTCCAGAAACAACTGTCTGCAAGTCATTGCGGATGTTCTTGGACAAGTCGCGCTCAGGGGCCGATTTCTCCTGAATCGTCCGCATCATCGAGCGAATGCCGCTGTTGGACAAGAAGATCACATCCGAACTGGTGACCTGTACGCTGTCACGCGCAATGCAACCGATCCCGCCTATGGTATCGCTGAGTGTGATAGATGCGGGCGTGGTCGCATTGGCGTACACCAGCACCTGCCGCTTGCCAAAGATGAACAGGAAGCCGTTGTGCGCGGCTAGGCCGGTAATCTCATCTGCGCCACTAGGCCATACCCGATCTACGTTTAGCGAGCCAGCCGTCCCACCCGTCCAGATATGACCCGCCAGGATGTCGGAAAAGTACAGCGTGTTCTTGTCGGTGGCAGTATTTGCCACCCAGAGGCGACCATAGGCCGATATGGCAATGTTTGCCGGTTGCACCGTACCCGCGTATCCAACCTTCTCAGACACGCGCCGGTAAGTCGTTGTGCTAACCGCCGGATCGTAGATCAGCGGGTCATGGCCCGTCTGAAAGAAGTACGTTATCCCGTTCAGAGACGCGCACATCCAGTTGTCCGCCGTGATGGTCGGCGCAGTCCCTCCCCCGCCATAGGTCAGCGTCACAAAGACGTTTGAGCTATTCAGGCGGAAAAGCCTGTTGTTACCCGCAAATAGAACCGTCAGTGTTCCATCTGCCTGCACAAGCTCATGGATCACGCCTATCGGGTTTGTTCCAAGATCGCCAGTAGCTGCGTTGAGCGCAGTCCAGCCCTTGCGCGATCCGACGCGACCATACTGGTCGATGATGCAATTGGTTGCAACTAAAGCATAGCCTGCTTGCAAGTCTAGCGGCGAGTCTTGCGTGTTCAGGCCATAGAATCCTGGCGCACTGACCTGAGACGTTGAGATGTTTGATGCCATCGTCAGACGCTTACAAACATGCTGTTTTCAGGGTATCGCGTACTCTCCAGCGCGATATAGTCCGACAGCATCGTGCGGTACAGTTGATACGCCTCTGAACTGTTCAGCCCGCCATCCTCACCGCGCTCAACAATGGCGCGAGCAAAGGCGTTCTGCTGGACGATCTCCTCTGGCACCAAGATAACCGTCGAGTCAGAGGTCAGCAGCGGTTGCGGGATCACAAGGTTGAAGCGCAGCGTATATACAGCGTCCGGAACCGGATACAGATCAACTTTGGTATCGTAGTTCACATCGTAGCCGTTGTAGGCGTAATACGTCGGCAACGACTGCGGAGGAACGCCACCGGAGTTCAGGTACTCCTGCATGGTTTGGTATGGCAGGTTCCACATTGGGAAGCCGCCATAGGTGTTGATCACACCCAGTTCGCGGAACTTTTGACCCGACCCAACTAGCGAATAAGACGACACGCCGGGAGTTGTGGTGACGATCACCGTCTGACGCAGCACGTTCCAGTCAAAGGCGTCTTCGACCTGACGCTTGGCATCATTGACGAACTTGCCAATCAGCGTCGAGTAGTCTGTGCTAGACACCGAGCTAACCTGCTGGACGCGGAGCCTAATAAGTACGTCATTGACCATTTGAAGGTAAGTGGCGCTCATGCGCTTAGGCTCCGATCAGAGGGCTTATTTTGCTTTTGCTTTGTTCCTTGTGGAAATGGCTTTGGCCTTGGCTTTGGCGTCATCTTTGCTAGATGCGCCCCAAGCCTTAAGGGACAGAAGCAGCCTCGTCGGCTTTCCGTCCTTGTATTCCGGCCCCGCCATGTTCCCCATCCTTGCCAAAAACGAGGCCCTGCGCGGGTTATCTCCGGATTTCACGGGAGCTTTCAGATTGCCGCCCGTATCGGCATTATACGACGCCCGACCCTTGGCATTCAATCCGCCAGCAGGGTTCTTGCCTTCTTTCCGGCTCCAAGCGGGCGTTTTCACTTCTTCACCGTCCTGGCAGACCGCTTGAATGCCGCAGCGGTCGGAGCGCCTTTGGAACCGGGCTTTCGCATACGCTCGCCCGATCCAGCCTTGATGCGCTCTTGCTTGGCGTTGATGTTCGCGTACAGCCCCTGCTTAGTAGGCACGCTTCTTCCCCGCCTGAGACAAGCCAATCGCAATTGCTTGCTTGCGCGATTTCACAACAGGCCCCTTTTTGGAGCCAGAGTTGAGCGTTCCGGATTTGTACTCGCGCATGACCTTGCTCATTTTCTTCGCGGCCGCAGCTTTCATTTCTTGCCTTTGGCAAGACACTTGCCAGCCGCCATGCACTTGCTAGGGGTCTTGCAGCCGGGACACGGAGCGAATTTCTTGGAAGCCATTAGACAAATCCTTCAGGTCAACTCGGTCACAGAAACAGTGGAGGTCGTGATGCTTGCATCTTTGATGAAGGCAATCCTTTGACCTGGCCGAACATTGATGTATTCGATGTCGTTGACCGGCAGGATTGGGCTGGTCGTAAGGTTTGCAGTCGGGCTCGCCCCAATTGCGAAGTGGCAATGACCTTGCGTACACGCAAGTCGAATCATGGTGGTGTTCGCGCCAAACGCAGTCGATTGCACGCTGGAGGTCGTGACGGTAAAGCATTGGGTAGTTCCAATGCCAACAACAGCGCCAACGCCATTAGGGTCAGGGAAGAACGTACTCATCAAAAAACCTTTCTGGGTCGGCCGCGCTTGCGGACAATCGGAACAAACGCAACGTCGTCGCGCATTGGTTCTGGTTCCTGCAAAACAGGCTCGCCATCTTCGTCAAGCAGGACGTATCCAGTATGCCCTTCCATGCTGGCGATGTCATGCGGCAGGGTAAAGGTCACCGTGTTTCCGCTTTGAAGGCATCGAAATGTAGCCATACGATCCTCGAAAAACCGGGGGGACAAGCCCCCCGTTTCTTACACCATCCGAACGATGATCAGATCAATCGTGGTCGAAGCCAGATTGACCGGAGATGCAGTCGGATTGAACGTGGCAATCGTCACCGTATTGGCTCCCGACACATACGCCGACCGGATCAGACCAGCTTGGCTAACCGCCGTCGAAAAGCCAAGAACGATGTCGCCCAAAGCCACGCCAGGGACGGCCACCGTATCGGTGGTAGTTGCTGATGCGTTGACCGAATCGGTGTCAAGCGTTGCCGAAACAACCCAAGTATCGGTCGTTAGACCCCGAAACTGGTCGTTTCCCCTGCGAGAAACTACTGCTGTTGCTGCTGGCATGTGTGCCTCCTGAAAGTTAACCCCCCCTGCCGAAGCAGGAGGGGAGGCTCATTAGGCCGGGACAGCCAGAGCGTAGGCCGAGGACGACTGAGCCGCACCAACCGACTGAGCCGCACGCAGCGCCCGCACGCCGTACAGGGTATCGGCGGTGTACAGCGTTGCCAGATATTCCTGCTTGTACTGAACCTGCGAACGGATGCCCATCTGCTCGACCAGCACCATCGAATCACGGTGGCCCATCAGACAGATGCGGTCAGCGCCTGCATTGCCAGCGCCGTTGTCCGCATTGCTGGTGGTGAACACCGGGATGCCGTAAAGCTGACCGATCTCACCGTTGCGGATCGCATTGCCGTTGCCGACAAACGCCTGCTCGGTGTACCGCGCCAGACCCATGAGCGTGTTGCGGCTCGACGGCGGGATGATGAAGAACCGATTGTCCATCGGCGTGTCGTTGTCATCCAGACGCTGAATCGTCCGACGAATCGCCGCATCGGTCAGTGCAGCCGCGTTGCTGGTGCTGCTGTTGTACGCGGTAGTACCGTCCGAACCGACGAAAGCGCGGGTCGAAGCGGCGGCAGTCGCATAGTCGTTGGTGCCAAGAGTCGCGCCGTTGAAAAGACGACCAAGACGAATCAGCGAGGTGTCCATCTGACGCGCCAGCGAATAGCCCGCATCCGAGGTGTAGAACGAACGCAGGCTGGAGAGCGCCTGGACTTCCACGATGTCCTCGATGAAGCGCGAGTACTCAAAGTGCTGGTCGATGTTCACAACGACATCGGTTTCGGTGTCGGCGATGACGTTGACCAGCGCGCCGGAACCTTTGGCCGTCGCGTTGCCGCGAGTCGGAACCGGGACGCGAACGGTGTCGCCCTTCTTGCCTTTGAAAGACATCTTCTTGACCAGCGGGGCCATGACGAGGTTTTTCTTGTAGGAGGCGATGATCTCATCCGACCAAATCTCGGGGATGAAGGTTGCTGCGGTAGCGGTCGTTACTACTGGAGTGGGATACGGCATTTGATGCTCCTAGAAGTGGGGGTTATTTAACCCGGCCTTCGGCATATGCCTGCATGATCTCGGCGTCTAGCGCCTCGTATCGAGCCGGGTCGTTCATCTTGAGACGGATAAGGTCTGCCCTACGGTAAATGCGCTTTGACGATTCCCCACTGCCACCTACATCCACTGCCGCAGCCTTGAGGCTAGTCTGCCGAGCCTTTTCGCTCGAAACACTCGCCTGCTTTTGCCGAACGGTACGCAGTTCCTTGTAGGTACTGAGCAATTCATTTGCAGAGTCATAGTCAAACTCCGCATCTGCCTTTGCCCACAGCCCCAATCGCACCGGGCTGCTCTTGACCCATGCTACAAACTCTTGGTCTTGAGCAATCTGAATGTAATCGGGATGTTCCTGCCCCAACTTCTGCTGGACTTGCATCTTTTTGAGTTCCATCGTGGCCTGTTTGGCCGCAATGATGTCCGGATGCTTGTCTACAGTAGCCGAAACCGCTTTGCGGGGGTCTTCAAAGAAATCTACTTCGGGCGCTTCTTCAACGGCCGGTTGATTTTTCCCCAAATTCTGCTTGATCAGTTCGTCAGCCAGTTTCCTGACTTCGCCAACCTCTTGTGCCTGCTTCCCAATCAGCTTTTCAGCCTCTTGGTGCATCTTCACAATGTCTGCGAGGTTTTTGCCCCGGTATTTCTCCGGAATCTCTACATCGTCGGCGGATTCAACGACTTGTTCAAGCTGCTGTTCTTCTGGAACTTCATCAGAAACAGCATCGACTTCGGGATCAACGATCATTGGCTAGCCTTTCCTGCCCAAAACGGGTTCTAGGAGGTTTGTTTGCGCTCGGCGGCAAGTTTTTCGAGGTGTTTTCGTTCAAATCGCCCGTGTTCAGACGGGAAACTGCCCGACCATCCCTCTAACTTGATCCTTGGAGCAGAAATTACACGCTTTGCTGCATTGCCACAATCGCACAAGGCTTCTTGCGTCTCATACGCAGTCCACATTTCCGTGCGATGCCCCTCTTTGCAGAGGAATTCGTACATTCTGTTCAACTCAAGTCCTCGAATGCGCGTTCGCTGGCGTCTTTAAGCGACTTCAGCCAGTTGAGAATTGACAATTCGCCCTTCTTGAACTGAAGGTCTGACTCGTTTGCTATAACTGCCAAATTATTGAGCGAGTTTATCATGGTGTCAACGTCCTCCATGAGTTCGCGCCAGCCCGTTGTCCCCATCATGGAGAAGCGTTCTTCGTAATACTTCTGGAGTTCCGGCGTCATTTCCAGGTTCCAGTAACTTTTATGTAGGGAGTGGCTACCTTCCAGACGCCAGCGACCTTGATGTACACCGTTGCTTGCTTCCAGACGCCAGCGACTTTGATGTAGAACTGGCTACTTACTACAGGGGGAAGCGCGCCTTGCTGCGACAGCAGCGTGAGCAGCATGGCTTAGCTCGCCAGGGTTTGAAGCTGGTTCAGCGTCGTCTGCGTCTCGGCAAGGTCTGCGTCGATCCGAGCGGCCTGCTGCATGTCGCCCAGCGCAACGGCAGAGCCTCGCACACTCTGAAGGTGGGTCAGCCGTCGCTCGCACATCAGTATCAGTTCTGCGATTGTCATCAGACCACCATCTGGCGCAGTAGAACGTTTGAAGTGTTGAGGACCATGTAGACGTAGTAGATGTCCGTCGCGCCGTCCTTGTAGATCACATCGAATGCCGTATCGCCGAGCAGCGCCGCGCCCTGCGGGTAGAGCATCGTGGACCACGGGAACATCTCCGAGCGGGCGAAGTTGTAGGCAAACCAGCGG